TATTTATTAAATAATATCTTATGTTGCTCAAATAAGCCCATAATTCCTCTGAATCTGGCAACTTTGTCACCTCTGAATCCTTTTACCGGATGCCAGAGTAAATTATAAAGTCCCTGTTCTTCTAAGCAAATTCTCTTAAAATCTGCTTCCAGTGATGCCTGATATGCTACAGCTTCTGACCATACATCAACAGTACTGCCAGTAGGAAAATATTTATCCTTATCTTTGTGAACTATTCCCCATTCAAACATCATCTCCATTATTGCTTCTAGTTTTTCTACATTACCCATTATTCTTAATCGTTTACAGTCAATAATATAAATTTTATCCCCCAGTCTTCCACCCATAACAAATACTGTATAGTCATTTCTTTCTCTAACACCAGCAGATAAATCAACACCAACACCTAAACAATCAAACTGTGTTGGTATCTGTCCTTTAATGATCAGATCTGGTGAGACAGACATATCACTAGTTCTGATAATTTGATTCTGGTATTGAAAGCTGAAACTTATGGGTGATTGTCTTCTACGATCATTTAAGTAATCAAGTGACCACATCTCTGGCCAATAAGATTTTTCATCTCCATTTTCATCAACAGTAACTGCTGATTGTATTATCTGTATCCAATCATTATCAGGAGTAAAAGTAGTTTGATGTATATCATCATGTCTAAATCTCGTACCAAGACATATAGCTCTACCACCTTCAAACATAGTTGGAACAATAACTGAGTTCCAGTTATCTTCCATAGCTACACGAATATCTCTGTTCTTGATATCATCAGCTGATTTTATAGCATCATCAATAATACATAAATGAGAACGCTTTGATGTAACAGCACCTTTTAATCCTGCACAACATAAACTAAATTCTTCTTCACCAGTTGATCTTATACCTGCAAACTTCCAATCAATACTCCAATACTCATTAGAGTTAATACCTTTGGCAATTTTTACCATAGGGAATATTTCTCTATAAATTTTACTGTCTTCAATAATTCTTTTTATTGCTGCACTCTTTGGTCTTGCAACATCAACGGTATATGAGATATATAGAATCTTTAATGGTTTGCGATTGAGTGCATGTATACCAATAGCCCAGGCTGTAAATAAACCTAAGACTGTAGACTTGGCAGATCCTCTTGGTGCAAGTATATCTACATTGGGTCCAGCAATATTAATTAAACATTCACTATCTTGGTGTGTATAAAGATGTTCATGCCATAACTGCATATGCTCTGCAGGAGGTTTATCTCCTACAACATCACAGAAATATGCAAAATCTCTTCGAGCTTTTTCAACATCAACTGATGATGTTTTCTTTACAACCTGTTGTTTAGCAGCTGCCCTTGCAGTTCTACGATGAACAGAATAGATACTTGTTCCAGCCATGTATTAAGACTACCTCGTTAAGACTTATGATTCTTCCTGAAGAATTTTGGTCCATACACCCATTGATGCTTCCTGTAGTGGACCTTCCATAGGATCATCTCTAAAGATTAAAAGTATTTCTCTCAATGCACGATCAGCACCAGCGAGTATTAACCCTTGTCTATCAGTGAGATGTTTTTCATCTAAGAGTTGTTTAATATGAGCTCTTAATTCTTTCTGAAGCATTGATATACGAGCAGCTCCCATATCTTGTTTTACTACTCCAAGATCTATAGCTTCCCTGAGTTTTGATATATCCATCTGCATGGAATCTATCTCTAACTCAAGTATTGTATTAAAGTTTCTTTTTTTAAATTCTTTCTTTGCCCAGGTATCACAATCAGCTATAGAACCTTTATATCCCAAAAAACGGGCATAAAGATACATCTGTATTGGAGAACTGGTTTGTTTGCAAAAGGCTAGATAAGTTTCTTTTTCTTTATCAGATAAAGTATCTAACCATTCGGTTATGCTCGGTAAGCTCGTCGTGACTGCTGGAAATCTCTATTCTCTTTATAGCGTCTAAATGCCTCCTGTTGCAAGGCGGTTAGTCTAGCTTCTGATCCAGACTCACGAATACCTGCTCTTTGTTCCCGACCTCTAGTTCTGGCAGTTGCTCGTTCTTCAGTTCCTCTGAGTCCGATCTGTCTTTCCTGTCCAGAAAGTAATTGTGCCTGAGTAGCTCGTGTTTGTCTACCTCTTTCTCCAGTAGTGAGTCGTTCTTCCTGTCCTCTAAGACCAATTTGTCTTTCTTGTCCTGCAAGTAACTGTGCTTGAGTTTGTCTGGTTTCTGCTCCTGTTTTACCGATAGTCAGACGTTGTTGCTGACCTTCAGTTCTTCTGGTTGCTCTGGTTTCTGCTCCTGTTTTACCGATAGTTCTTCTTTCCTGCCTTCCTCTTTCTCCAACAGTACGTCTTTCTTCAGTTCCTCTTAAACCAATCTGACGTTCTTGTCCTGCAAGTAGTTGTGCCTGAGTCTGTCTTGTCTCACTACCTTCAGTTCTCCTGGTCTGTCTTGTTTCACTACCTTCAGTTCTTCTGGTTGCTCTGGTTTCTGCTCCTGTTCTGCCGATAGTTCTTCTTTCTTCCCTTCCTGTTCTGCTGATAGTTGCTCTTTGTTCTTGACCTCTTTTACCTTCTAATCTTCTTGCTTCTGTGCCCTCAGTTCTTCTGGTTGCTCTGGTTTCTGCTCCTGTTCTGCCGATAGTTCTTCTTTCTTCCCTAGCTCTATTTGTTTCTGTTTGTCTGGTTTCTGCACCCCTGGTTCCCAGAGTTGCTCGCTCTTGTTGTCCTCTTGTTGCAACAAGTTGACGCTCTTCTGCACCTCTGGCTCTATATCTCCTTAAATCCTGACCTGTATAGAATTCTTCATTGACACGATCCAGTTCAGCACCGGTCTCCATATTTAACCTGTTCTGCTCACCAGATACTTTTGTTAGCTCTATCTGACTCTTAAATGACTGCGTTGGTGTAGACACCGTAGTAGGTGGTGGTGGTGCAGGTATAAATTCAACTCTTGGTGCTGGTGGTCTTCCGCCCATAATAAAAACTTTATACTGTTAATTTAATTTTAAAGCAAGAAACTTTACCTTCCATATCTTCTGGAAGTTCCTATATTTCCTATCTGTGCAGCAGAGGTGCCCTGATTAGCAATAGCATTCATTAAAGCAGCCTCTCCTGTTTGTGCTCTAAATCTTTGTTGAGAAATCTTAGTAGGTGAAAATGTATCTTCCATCAACTTTCTTCTTGCAGTATTTTCTGCAGCTAAATTAATCATCTGATTGTACTGTTGAGCTGCTGCCATATTTCTTCTAGCTTCTCTACCAAGTTCAAATTCTCTTATTGCTGTTTGTTGTAAAACATTTTTTCGATATAAATCATTAACTTTATCTAATAACTGATCTTCAGATAACAATTCTCTTTTAGGATCAGATGTACCTTCTTCTAAAATATTTGTTTCAGAAATAGAATCAGTTGCAGGTTTTACAGGGTTTTTTCCCATATCATCAAAATCAAATCTGTTACCAGTAAGAAGGTCCGCAGTACCTTTAACTCCACGTCCTACTTTTTGTGCAAAATTACTTAAAAGAGCTTGTGCTTTAGCACGATTTTCATCAATTTCTTCTTCAGGAATATTGGTTCGTCTAGAACGTCCTCCTGGTGCATTATAATTTTTATTTAATAAGAACCCAAATTGATCCTCAGCTCTACTAGAAGAATATTTAGGTCTGTTTTTTCTTCTCGACATGAGATTTACTGATATTGGTAATTAGCTGTTAAAGCCTGTGTTGCTCCTGCTAGTCCTCTTTGTGCCATTGCCTGAGCACCTACTTGACCTTGTAAAGTTAATCCTTGTTGTGTAGCTAACTGATTACGTAGTTGTGCCATAGCAGCATTACGTAACATATCTCTTTGTTTTGATCTATCTGTGACTGGTTCTAAATCTAAAATACTCTTTAACATATTTCTTCTGTTCATATCCATCTGTTGCTGGTTATATCCCATTATTGATTGATACTGAGGAGAAGTCAGCATATCTCCATAACCTGTCATTGATGGATCAAGTCCAGCTGCAGCCGGTCCTAAAATTTTTCTTTGAGCTTCTGTTTCTCTTAACTTTTGTACTGCTTCTCTTTCTTCTTTAGGTCTAAATACATCTCCTGCAAATCTAAGAAGAGGTGATACTACAGGGACAAAGAAGCCATCTGCTCCTCCTATCTTTCCATATATATTTGCAGGTTTGAATTCGTTTTCCATTAATTACAGTTAACTCCTTTGATTAATATTTTAAGGGCAGTAATCTTTTAAATTCCAGTAAGGCTACCGACTGCTCCGATTGCCTGACCGGTTACAGGGAAGAAAGGTGTAAGACCAGCTCCTACTGTGCCAAGAATGCTTGTACCTTTTGTACCATGAATAGTATATCCAGGATCTCTATAGCCTTCTATAACTGTTGCATCAGGTGAGATCTTAAATCCTCTTGTACCATTATCATCATCATCATCATCTTTAACTTTCTTTTCTATTATTGCTTCATCTTTTGCTTTCTGTTTATATTTTGCAGCAGCAGCTAAAGCATCTGAGAATTTACTATATCTTGATTTTCTAGGACTACTGAATATACCATCACCTGAACTACCTAATCCACCTGGATCTGGTACGTTTGTTATTCTTTTATCGGGGAAAAAACTAGAGCTCATTATCCTGTGTAGTCACCACGTTTGTACTTCTCATATTGTACTGGATCTTCTTTTTTAATTCGCTCTTGTTCAGCCTTTTGGAATAACTTTTTAGCAACAGCAGCTGTACCAACTGCAGCTAATGCTCCACCAGCTAATATGGCTGGTTCTTTAAATGCACCTAATTTATCAAACTGTTTAGCAACAGGTGA